GATTACTCAATTAGCGGTGGAGAGGTTGAGTATGTAGCTGTAGAAAATACAGAGGAAAACAGACAGATATTAAGAGATTTAGGCGCTACAGAAGAAGATTTAAGAAATATGGGTATAGATGAAGAATTACTCGATATATCCATATTTGCCTTTACAAAATGTGATGCGTTTTGGTGGAGTTCGAAAGAAGGCTTTGGCTATAACGAAACAGATTAGCACCGGGGATTGTATAACATATCACAACACAACCCCTTATCCGAATACATATTCCGGGGTAGTAGACGAAGGCTACCCCGGAGAAAGGAGGGAAAAATGATTAAATTTACAATCAATCTGCCACCTGTAACAAAGAAAAATCATTCCAGAATAATTATTGCCGGTGGCAGACCGAGAGTAATACCGAGCGAGCAATTTGTACAGTACGAAAGTGATTGTATGCCGTTTATGCCCAATATTTCGCCCATAGACTACCCTGTAAATGTCAAGGCTATATATTATATGCCTACACGGCGAAAAGTCGATATTTTAAACCTACATGCAGCCTTACATGATGTTTTAGTTACATATCAAGTAGTAGTTGATGACAATTCAAGAATAATAGCATCTACTGACGGCAGTCGGGTGAGATATGACAAGGATAATCCCAGGACCGAGGTAGAGATTACGGAGGTAGAAGAATGAGCGACTTTGTAATGAATTATCTCGATTTAAAAGAATTAGGGTTAAAAGTTACAGAAAAGCAAATAAATTAACTCAAAAAGAATTAGCTGACAAATTAGGCAAATCTGAATCCATTATCCAGAAATACGAGTATGGCACAGTAGAACCGCCAATGTCCGTGTTAATAGACATGACAAATATATTTAAGATACCGCTTTTTATGCTAACAGCACACGCCGTGAAAAAGGTTGGTGATTAGATGGCAGACGTTAAATGGATAAAAATAGTCACTGACATATTTGATGATGAAAAAATTCTACTTATCGAGAGTATGCCTGAACATGATGCAATCATAGTTATCTGGTTTAAACTTCTTTGTCTTGCCGGGAAAATGAATAACGGCGGTGTCTTTATAATGAATGACAAAATCCCTTACACAGAAGAAATGTTAGCAACTATATTCAGACGTCCTTTGAATGTTGTAAGACTTGCTTTAAATACATTTGAGCAGTTTGGAATGATAGAACGAGTTGAAAATATTATAACTATCCCAAACTGGAGTAAGCATCAGACATTAGACCAACTTGAAGAACGCAAAGAATATATGCGTGAGTATATGCAGAAGTACCGTGAACGGCAAAAGCAATTGGCTTGCAATGCTAACAGTAAAGTTAACAGTAAATCTAACAGTAAAGCTAATGTTAGCGTCCTAGATATAGATATAGAAGAAGATAAAGATATAGATCTAATAGAGAGTAAGGCTAAAGCGAAGCGCTTTATCCCTCCCACTATCGAAGAAGTACAAGCCTATTGCAAAGAACGGAATAACAATGTAGACCCTGAGCAGTTTATCAACTTTTACTCAGCCAAAGACTGGATGATTGGCAAAAACAAAATGAAAGACTGGAAAGCTGCGGTAAGGACATGGGAGAAACGGTCAGGAAATCAATCCACAACCCAACCCAAGCATAAATATAACCAGTACCCGCAACGAACTTATACAGATACGGATTATGCGGAGCTGGAAAGAAAACTTATCGGAAGGAGCATGATAAATGATTAACGGAGGCGGAGGAAAAGTTAATTTATATGATGTTTACGAAGAAGAAATAAAAATATTATCTGCCGCAACAAGTCGTGAAGTATCTGAAAGAACAGGCTGCAGCACATCACTTATAAACAGATATGCTGCTACAGGGTACAACTACTGTAACAACGGCAAGAAATACCGCTTTGTAAATGTCGGGTATATAACCGCAGACAGCGAAAAGCCGCAGATGCAACCACTTGAGCGTGAAAAGCCTTTAAAAATGGGGCCTGACTTTGTGGAGCGGTGGGACAAGTGGCGCAAGCTGGCACTAAAGGCTTTGCGTAGCCCGGCAGCAATAGGGAGATATAGGGCGGCAAGGAGGTAGCTAATGGAAGTACATATCGGCAACATGCATCTATACCGTGATAATTTTCAAAACTACCGTAAATACAACATTCCCAAAGCCCAGCTAATCATAGCGGACATTCCTTACAACATAGGCAAAGACGCATACGCAAGCAATCCGCAATGGTATAAGGATGGGGATAATAAAAACGGAGAATCGGAGCTTGCAGGTAAAACCTTCTTTGATACAGACGAAAACTTCAGGGTACCAGAGTTTATGCATTTCGTTTCAACAATGCTCAAAAAGGAACCTAAAGAAGCCGGACAGGCTGGCTGTATGATTGTATTTTGTGAATATGAGCAACAATTCATGCTAATTCACGAAGGCAAAAAGTATGGATTTAACCATTATATACCCTTAGTATTCCGGAAAAATTACTCCGCGCAAGTCCTTAAAGCCAACATGAAGGTTGTCGGCAATTGTGAATACGCCGTTTTAATGTACCGGAACAAGCTACCTAAATTCAGAAACAACGGCCAGATGATATTTAACTGTATCGACTATATACGGGACACAGAGACACCCAAAATACACCCAACACAAAAGAGCAAGCATGTGATTAAGAGTTTAATAGAGATTTTTACTGACGTAGGGGATATAGTAATTGACCCAGTAGCCGGCAGTGGAGTAACTCTCCTGGCAGCCGAAGAACTTGGCAGAGTATCTTATGGCTTCGAAATCAAGAAAGAGTATGTTGAAGGTTTTCGGGATAAGCTGGCACCGAATATGCAGCGGACTATATTCCAGACAGAGTTGGAAAACAAGAGGTATAAGCAACATCAATTATCAGAGTATTTTATGTAGAAAGGAGCAGCCATGAACGAAGTTAATACAGAATTTGAAGAAATAGCAGCTGATTTAAGTATAGAGGCAATCGCTCAAGTTTTTGATGAGTGTGAAGAAAAGGAGGCGGTCGAGGGTGAATAAGCAAGAAATCAAGAAGGCCATAGAAATCCTGCGTAAATGGTACCTTATGAACGCAATAGTACCTGACGAGGATGCAATGTATTTTGACATTGCTATGCAAGTCCTAGAACAGCAACTAAATGGTGGATGGATACCAATTAGCGAAAGATGGCCTGATAAAAGCGGTTATTACCTTGTCACATACCATGAGTGGACTGACGGTAATTATATGCCAAAGTATGATGATACCAAAGTAAAGATATTAAGGTATCAAGATGCGATATTTAAGTTACCTGTTTACTGTGATACGCAAGCAGAACAGGACACGCATAGAGAAGTATTAGCTTGGCGACCACTGCCAGAGCCATATAAGGAGGATAAGGATGAGGGAAATTAAGTTTAGAGCATGGGATAAACAAACAAGGAATTGGTGTGAGTTATACACGGTTGACAATGCAGTTGAGTGGTACAATCGGAAACATAGTATTTTCAGAGGATTTTTTGATAGACACATAATTTTAATGCAATACACAGGACTTAAAGACAAAAACGGTAAAGAGATATACGAGGGAGATATTATTGATAAATCATATACCAATCCGTTAAATGGCGAGTTGGTTATACAGAGATACATAATTAAGTGGCATAACGGAATGTACAAAGCGGTTTTTATCAAAGACAAGCCTTATTATGACAGGTGCTTATGGATGGAATACAAAGACACAGAGGTTATTGGAAATGTGTTTGATAATCCTGAATTACTGGAGGCAAACCATGAATGAAATATTAAAGCTAATTAACGATATCCGCCAAGAACACCCTTACAAAATACCCGGCCAGCATGATACATACGACCACTATAACGAGGGTTGGCAAGATGCCTGCATTAGGATAGAGGCGGTTATATCTGCAGTCTTAGAGGGACGATATGAACAAATCTGCAGCATTAATAATGCCGCTTGCTTAGGTTATAAGGACGGTAAGTGTCACAGTATCGAAAACTGCTATGGCAAGCAGGAGCGTCCGGTAATTAAGCAAAATTAAGATTTAGTTTAGAAAGGGGATGTAAAATGAACTGTTTACATTGTAGATTTTTCGACTTAAACGATAGTAATAATGCTTTTGGAACGTGTGAACCACAAGACGAAGATTATCATTGCACGCATGAATGTAATTTATCTGATGAAGAAGTGCGAGAAATAGAATCTCTTACGGGTTTAAAGCGTACAGATGAAAGGGTTATGCGGTAAGCTAAACTAAAATTTTCTGAATAAAGCAGAAAGGAGCCGATAAAGTGAAACTTTCCTGCGAGCTGTGTCCTGACGAGGATACCAACAAGTGCAACATCTGTCAAATGGATTTCAGAAAGGAGATAGTGAGTATGGATAACGAATTATTTGAATTATTGAAACAAGCAAATGAAACAGCAAAGCAGTTAAATGTATTAGCAAATAGAATAAATCGCATGGATACTGTTATTACGGCTCTTGGAAATGACAAGGGGCTTGTGATATGTGGGTTTGAAATACAAGGTTTATTTGGGGATGATGTGGCGAATGCAATAAGACAGAGCATAATGTCGTCACTGACAGAAGTGAAAAACAAAAATAAGACAGAATTGAAGCAAATGCTTGGCCAACAGCAGGAAAAAGTAACGGTAATTAAGAATTGCATTACTGGAGAAGAGATTACAGTAAAAAATACAAATGAAACTACTGACAGAGAAATAAAGCAGGCAATAAATAATATTTTCGGGGAAGAGATGATTTCGGTTTCTGCTTCAGACGGGGCTACAGACGGGGTCGTGAAACACGACAGGGTGGCACCTGAGGACGAGTCCCTTAGCAAGTACCCGGCCCCTAAGAGAGACGGCCATAGAAAGTATCCGGAGAATATGACTGTTGAAGCTGTCCGGAAGATGTACATAGACGAGGGCAAGAACCGAAAGGCAATAGCGGAATATTTCGGGGTTAAAGAAAGTGCAGTGAACAACTTCTTGTTCCTGCATGATATCAGACGTACAAAAAGGAAGAGCAAAAAGCCTGACCCCGATGACAAGGAGCGCCCCTGAGGTACCTCTATTGAGAGCGCAAAATTGTGAAAGCTGCCATACATGCGGTAAGCTCATACACTTTGGCTTAGGTGGCTACAGCAGGTCTGATTATGTATATAAGCGTGTGTGCGGCAGTAAGATAAAGTATTACTGCAGCTGGAGCTGTTTTAACAAAGGACGGTGAAAGAGAATGACCGAAAACGATAAAAAGAAAGAATACCTAAAAAGCTACAAGAAACTGTGCGATAAACTGAAATCTCTGGAGGATCAGCTACAGTCCCTCCGGGAAGTAGAACAGTCAGCTAAGATAAAACGGTTATCTGATATGCCCAAGGCTCATATGCAAACAGACCTATCTGACATAATGGTGAAGATTGAAGCCATTTACACCAAGATAGTCCGGTTAAGGTCAGAATGTTTGGAGAAAAAGCTGGAGATAGAGAGCCGGATCGCTGACATGCCTGACGGCATTGAAGCTGACATCCTAAGGAAGCGGTACCTGGAGTTTAAGAGCTGGGAAGAGATATGTGTAGAACTGAATTACAGCTGGAGGCAGATACATTACATACATAGCGGGGCGTTGAGTCATTTTGAGATAAATTAAGATTTAGCGGAGGTAAAAATATGGAATTAAACATGGATTAATTTAAAAGAATGGGAGAAATTATCCAAGAAGCAGATGAAAAATTAAAGAACATTTTAAGTAAATCTTATAACAATTTTGAACAGTATGAAGAAGTTAATAAGATTAATGATATTGAAGTTGCAAAGTTAATAATTAAGAGGTTGTTAGATAAGCTAAACTAAAACATTGCATAGTATTGCACACTTTTATATGCTATATTGTAATCAAACGAGCTGCAACCTGATGACCTCCAACACTATACGGCTGCCAGGTGTAATAGCCTGGCAGTTGATTTCCCCATAATACCTTCTCCCAAATGAGGCATTCTGTATATTCTGCAGGGTGCCTTTTTTGTAAAATACTGTTGCTTTTACTGGTATAAAGTGGTAATATGAAGGGTGAAAGGGGGCAATATTATGGCAAAAATAAACTTTCAGAAATTACAAAATCATATTGGAACCAGATGGGTTAATGGTTGCCCAATGTGTAATGGTCGCGAATGGACTATTCACCCTAATCTGCAGACATACACACCAATTGATGAAAATAATGTGTTGCAGATAGGAGGGGGAGATGTGTTTCCAGTTGTACTAGTTAAATGCAACAATTGTGGATTTGTGGCACATGTTAGTGCGGTATTAACTAATGTTTTGGAATAAGTGAAAAGCATCCTTCGGGGTGCTTTATTATGCAAAAGAAAAGGCAGCTATAAGCTGCCTAATTTTAGGTATTAGACTTTGATTGTATTTTGCTCAATAATGCCTCCTGCAATACTTTAGAGAAATTGATACCCTGCGCCAGAGCTTTATCATTTAACCATGCTGGTATGGTTAAGGTTTTTTTGACAGATTTTAAATTTTCGTACTGGCCTAAATCACAAGATACCAAAGAAACAAATGTATTTTCGTCTTCGGGTTTTAAAATTTTAATATCAGATGGAGCAGGAACGAGTTGATTTTCATCAATCAAAGTTAAAAGATAAGAAGATAACGCCTCTTGTGCATGCTCTATTGTTTCATTAAGAGTGCTGCCAAATGTTTGACAACCAGGCAAATCAGGAAATTCAACCCAATAGGAATTATCTTCGTTATGAAAGTATGCAGGATATACAAACATCATATAACTTCCTCCTTTATTTTAAAAAGATGGTACAGGACTCATTTAAGTCCTGTCCTCTTGAGTATTTTATTTAGTAAGCCAGTAGGAACATCCTTGCCATGTACGGGAACTACTTCTATTTTACCGTTCTTTACAAGAACGTGGTGGCTACCGTTTATACGTTTGAGTTCCCATCCATCTTGTTGTAGTAGTTTAAGTAAATCCTTATCTTTCATGTACTTACTGACCTCCCTTACAATTATATTATAACACGTATAATACGTATTGTCAACATCTTTTTTGAAAATTTTAAAAAAGAGTATAAAAAATCGATGCTTGTTTTATTTCTCCTTAATACATAAAAATACGCATAAAATACGCAAAAAAGTGTTGACAAATACGTATAAAAGGTAAACTAAAAGGCATCGGGAAACCGGTGCTTTTATTATTCAAAACAAACACAATTAGGCAGGTGAGGTGATGAATGGATGAAGTAAGAGCACCTGATAAAGAACAGATTAAACAGGAGTATCTTAAAGGCGTTAAACCTAAGGAATTATCAGAGAAATATGATATCAGTATAAACACAATTAAGTCTTGGATTAAGCGATATGGTTGGTTCAAGTTAAATAATAAAGAGGGTGCACCCGCAAAGAAAAAAGGTGCACCCTTTAATAATAAAAATGCAGTAGGAAATAAAGGCGGCGGCGCCCCGATAGGAAATAAAAACGCAGAGAAGTTTGGTTTCTTTTCTAAGTATCTTCCTGAGGAAACCAAAGAAATATTTGAAGCAATATCACAAGCGGATCCGTTGGACCTGTTATGGCATCAGATACAGATTGCTTATGCTGCAATAATCAGGGCGCAGCAAATTATGTATGTTAAAGATAAGGATGACCTGGTAAAAGAACTTAAGAGAGAAAAACAGTCTAATGGAGATACATCATCTTCATGGGAAGAAGAATACGAGCTTCAATTTGCCTGGGAGCGTCAGGCTAATTTTTTACAGGCACAGGCAAGGGCACAGGGCGAGCTAAGGTCAATGATTAAGCAATATGATGAACTGATTCATAAGAACTGGGACTTTGCTACTGAAGAGCAGAAACTCCGGATGCAAAAGCTTAAGAGTGAAATTAAAGTTCTTGAAGAAAGCGGGGGCAGTGATACAAAAGTTATTATTATTGACGATATAGAAGGTGACGATAATGACAGTTAAATTATCCGACTTAATTGCACCTTCTTTTTATTGCGTCCATAATGCCATAAAGGGAAACCGGTACACTGAATATATGCTAAAGGGCGGTCGAGGTTCCACAAAGTCATCATTTGCAAGTACAGAAATTATTCTGGGTATGATGAGAGATGCCCAAAATGGTGAACACACTAATGCTGTGGCACTGAGAAAAGTAAAGGACACTCTTAAGGATAGCGTATATGAACAGCTGGAATGGGCAATTGACAAGCTTGGTGTAGCTGACAAGTGGAAACGCACAAAGTCCCCTATGGAAATGGTTTATCTGCCAACTGGCCAAAAGATACTCTTCCGTAGAGCGGACAAGCCGAAGAAAATAAAATCGACTAAAGTAAAAAAAGGCTATATCAAATATATCTGGTATGAAGAACTGGACGAATTTTATGGGCCGGAAGAAATACGCACAATAAATCAGTCGCTTATGCGTGGTGGTGATAAGTTTGTTGTTTTATATACATACAACCCTCCAAAATCAGCAAGGTCATGGGTAAACCAGGAAGCAAAAGCAGAAAAAACAGGTAGATTAGTTCACCATTCAGATTATAGATCAGTACCAGTTGAATGGTTGGGAAATATTTTTCTGGCTGAAGCTAAACACCTTGAAAAAACTAATGAGATGGCATACCGGCATGAATACCTAGGCGAAGAGGTTGGAACCGGTCTTGAAGTATTCAGGAATGTTACGCTTAGAAAAATTACAGATGAGGAAATTAAAAGATTCGACCGGATTAAACAAGGCCTGGACTTTGGTTATGCTGTGGATCCCGTTGTATTTGAAAAAATGCACTATGATAAGACAAGGAGAAGGCTTTATCTATATTATGAATTCAGCGGCATTCAGGTATCGAATAGAAAACTATATGAAGAAATCAAAGACCATTTAGATGTTGTGACGATTGCAGATAGTGAAGAACCGAAAAGCATAGCAGAATTGAAAAGCTATGGTATGAAGATTAAAGGCGCAAAGAAGGGTCCGGATTCGGTTGAATACGGCATAAAATTCTTATCGGAAGATATTGAAGAGATTATTATAGATCCAGCCAGATGTCCGAGAGCTGCAAGAGAGTTTAT